TGTTATTGGGCGGTTACAATCGAAACTGCCGAGTCATCTATTACGCAATTGGGGAATCGCATAACAACTGAAATCAGTCAGGTGGATGCGAAAATTCCAACTAGCCTAGATGGCCTAAATTTGATGACTGGTACTCGTGATTGGTCGAATAGAGGAAATGCCTGGCATATAGGAAACAACTGGTCTACCGAAACAGAGAATTTCAGAGGACTAGTTGTTCGTTCAACCCAAGCAGGGTTTAACGGAAGTCATCAGAATATTGTTGTGAAAGCAGGAGATGTCATTACTTTTAGCTTTTATGCCAAAGCGAATCAGCCACTTTCTTCCATCAAAGTTTCAGCGATTTGGACTGGTTCGAGTGTTTATCGATCTCCAGTCGCAAGGGTGAGTGAATCGGACGATATTATATCCGTCACAAGTGACTGGAAACGCTACTGGAAAACAGTCCATGTCTTATCTGATGGTTCGCTTCAATTGCGGACAGAGTACAATGGCAGCACTATCCCAAATGGCAATAAATTCTATGTGGCAGGATTGAAAGTCGCTAAAACCTCACTGGATACAGGTTATTCGGAAAGTCCATCAGATATAGCTGGTGAATTGACCACCCAACGGACACTCATCACTCAAACGGCCTCTGGTGTAGAGCAGGTTTCTACAAGATTATCCGAAGCAAATGGAAAGATTTCTAGTAGTGAGACAAAAATTCGACAATTAGTTTCGGATGTATCCTCGAAGGTTAGTCAAACGGATTTCAATAACCTGAAACGAACTGTCGAAGGACATACTACATCCATCCAACAAACACAGCAATCTATCTTGCTTAAGGCTGATAAGACTGTTCTTGAGGGGGTCAAAACAACCGCTGACAATGCCTTAGCTAAGGCCAACACAAACGCTAGTCAGATTACCCAAACCAAGGCAGACTTACTTATTGCCAATGATGCCATCTCACAGAAAGTCGCAAAGACGGATTTTAATAATTTGAGCGGTCGAGTAGCAAGTGCGGAAACCACTATCCGAACACAGGCTGGGCAAATCGAACAACGACTGACGAGTACGCAAGTTGAATCTGCAATTAACTCAAAAGGCTACCAAACCAAGTCACAGGTCGATTCCAATATTTCTGGTCGTGGCTATCTAACCAGCAGTTCTCTCCAGCCCTATGCGACGACAACTAGTGTGCAGAATTTGGTTAGAACCACCTATGATAGTTTTACCCAGCGAATCAGTCAAACGGAAAGCAGAATCCCTACCTCAGTTTCGCATCGCAACTTAATAGCTGGTACTTCAGACAGATGGAGTGCTTATCAGACGATAAATACCAATAGTAACTGGATAGCCTCTTTAGGAAGAGTTCAATTTGGGGATAGTAGTGGAATTTATGTTGGATCAAAAGTTCATTTATATGTTCATGTCTCAGCGGATGAGATTACCTTTGACCCTGCTGTAACGACTCGTACTATGAAACTTCAAGGTCCAATCTTGGATAGTCAAAATGTTTGGACATGGACCAACTGGAATTTGTATCACCCTTTCTACAATAAATGGAGCAGCAATCTGACAACAGGTAACAACTATCGCTTGATAAAACTGACTGCCACCGTCACTCAAGAGATGTACCAACACTCTAAAGGTTTTGAACTTCAAGTCAGAATCGATGGAGTTAAAACTGGTAAGTTCCATGTGAGAGCCTTAATGGTTTCAACTGGTGATATCTTTCCAGACTATTGGACACCGTCATTAGACGACTTTACGACAGTAACCGCCTTTCATGAAGTGCGGGATACTGTCAGCAGTCACACTCGAACAATTGGAGATCACACCAATCAAATCAGTCAGGTTGTTCAAACGGCTACTGGGATTGTGACACGAGTTGGCAATCTAGAAACAAGTCGAGCGACAATGGCGGCAGTGAATGCCATTCAAACTCAGGTTTCAACACTTGCTGGGTTGTGGTCGGTTAGAAATCTGACCAGTGCAGGAACAGTATTAAGTCAACTTAATCTCAATAAGGATGGCACAGTCAAGATTGATGGTAAACTCGTCCAAATTACAGGTACTACCTACATCCAAGATGGTGTCATTGCGAGCGGAAAGATTGCAAGTCTTGATGCAGGTAAGATTACGTCAGGCATCATCTCGGCAGCTCGTATTGGAGCAGAAGCAATCACTGCGGATAAGTTAAAGGTTGACCAGGCTTTCTTTACCAAGTTTATGGCAACAGAAGCCTACCTCAAGCAGTTGTTTGCCAAATCGGCCTTTATAACACAAGTGCAGTCAGTAACCCTATCTGCCAACAACATTTCTGGTGGTATCTTGTCAGCAATCAACGGAGCCATGAAAATCAATCTGTCACTTGGAAACATCAAGTTCTTTACCAACTCTCCATCCATTTCTCGTGAGGTTAGTGGTTATCCTCACCAGTGGGTTTCATTTGAAACAGGTACGTCAAACGGTAAGCCATGTGGTGTAACCATTATCGGTTCCAATCGATGGAACAACTGGAATGCCAATGACGGTGGCTTTGTAGGAATCCGAGCATGGAACGGTACAGATACCGACCAAATTGATGTGGTAGGTGATAAGGTACGTTTAGCTAGTGCCCCATATACCAATCCAGATGGCTGGGAAATAGTAACGTTGCCTAACCGACTGAGTATTGATGCCTATAAAGCTTCTGACCGACCAAGTTCAATTTTGAATATCGGAGATATCCGCATCTATCGAAACGGTACAACATACGTCAGTTTGAAAGATGTTCTTCATCAATTCAACCACAATTTTAAACACTTAGTAAACATCACAGGTCGAGGTGATGTCATCTTGACATGGGATACGATTAAATAAAGGAGTTCACAGATGAATCTAGAACAAATCAACCAATCATTAAAACTAACTATTCAGGAGCTTGTCACAAAGCTCTCTGATGAAATTACCGCTAAGAACCTCATCGCCATCCAATTGGTGGAGAGGGATGAGGAACTTAGCCTATTGCGTAAAGAAAAACAGGAATTGACTGAGTTGTTAGAAGTTCAGACAAAACCTGAAGAAGGGAAAGGAGAATAGCGATTATGGCACTACTCAATATTGACAAAGTAACAGAACCATTTAATTTGGAGACAGCTCTTGCCTACATGCGTAAGAATGGAGAGTTCATACGTTGTAAAACCGCAGAGCAGGATTTTTACATGTATCTTGAAGAAGTAAGGCGACCTGCCATTAAAAATGGAAAGCGGCAATTGGTTACAACTGAAACAGTTTGGGCATTTAATCAGTGGGGCAGTACCACGTTAACATTGAACCTCTCTGATCTGTTCCATGATTGTTTCTATCTGATGCGGTTTGATGAGAACGGTCAACCAGATTGGTCAGACCCTTCCATTGTGCAGGAAGGTTCAGTAGAAAGTGAGGTGACCGATGAAGGAATTGTTAACACTTAATAAGATTTTATTTTCCATGATTGGAGGCTTGATTGGTAGTCTATTTGGAGAGTTGGATGGTATTCTATATGCCCTACTGGTCTTCATTATTATTGACTATCTAACAGGAATTTTTGCGGCAGTTGTAGAGAAACAATTGTCAAGTAGTATCGGTTTTCGTGGCATCTTTAAAAAGATAGCCATTTTATTTTTAGTTTCAATTGGTCATCTGATTGATACAGCTATTATCAAGCAAGGTGGAACAATTCGAACCATGGTCATTTTCTTTTATCTCAGTAATGAGGGTTTAAGTATCCTAGAAAATACCGTTCGAATTGGTCTACCAATACCTGAGAAACTACAAGCAATCTTAAAACAAATCAACGAGAGGTGATAAGATATGGGAGAACATCTAGTCATTTGTGGTCATGGACAGGGGCGAACAGGCTATGATCCTGGAGCAGTGAATGCCAAACTAGGCATCACAGAAGCTGGAAAGGTTCGAGAATTAGCCAAGTTAATGTCTAAGTACAGTGGACAACAGATTGATTTTATTACCGAACAAAATGTTTATGATTATCGAAGTATTACTAGTATTGGTAAGGGATACGACTCAATTACTGAATTGCACTTCAACGCCTTTAATGGTAGTGCCAAAGGTACAGAAGTCTTGATTCAATCTTCTTTAGAAGCAGACAAGGAAGATATGGCTATCCTATCTCTCCTTTCACGTTATTTCCAAAATCGAGGCATTAAGAAGGTAGATTGGCTCTATAATGCCAACCAAGCAGCGAGTCGTGGATATACCTATCGATTGGTGGAGATTGCCTTTATCGATAATGAACAAGACATGGCGATTTTTGAAACCAAGAAAGAGGACATTGCGAAAGGTCTTGTGTCAGCAATAACAGGAGTTGAGGTCAAGACCATAGTTCCCTCGACACCCAGTTCAACCGTTGGGAGTTCAGGAACTCCTTCAAAACCAGTCTATCTTGTTGGTGATAGTCTTAGGGTGTTGCCTCATGCGACTCATTATCAGACTGGTCAGAAAATCGCCAACTGGGTCAAGGGGCGCACCTACAAAATCCTTCAAGTGAAGAATATTCACCAGTCCAACAGTAAGAGAGCTTATCTACTTGATGGAATCAAGTCATGGGTGCTTGAGCAGGATGTAGAAGGAACAACTAAAGGCCATAGTGAGCAGACCTATCAAGCACAGAAAGGCGATACGTATTATGGAATCGCTCGGAAGTTTGGTTTAACAGTAGATGCCCTACTTGCGGTGAATGGTTTGAAGAAGTCGGATATCCTGAAAGTTGGGCAAACACTCAAGGTTAACGCTGCTTCAAGGACAACAACGGCCATTCCAACCAGTGTTACAAGTCGTGTGGTTGCATCAGCATTATCCAAGGTCGGTCAAAAGGTGACCGTTCCATCTAACCCTTATGGTGGACAGTGTGTTGCCTTGGTGGATAAGATTGTTCAAGAGCTTACGGACAAGAATATGTCCTATACAAATGCCATTGATTGTTTGAAGAAAGCAAAATCAAATGGTTTCCAAGTAATCTACGATGCTTGGGGTGTGAATCCTAAAGCAGGTGATTTTTATGTCATTGAGACAGATGGTTTGGTCTATGGGCATATTGGTGTCTGTGTGACAGATTCTGACGGAAAAAGTATTGATGGTGTGGAACAGAATATTGATGGATATTCTGACTATAATAAGAACGGTATCAATGACCAATTAGAAATTGGTGGCGGTGGAATTACTCGTCGTGTGAAACGGCAATGGATGGCGGATGGCTCACTCTACGATTCTACTGGAACAGTTAAACTCGGTAAAGTTGTAGGTTGGTTTAGAATATCATAATTAAGTCTTAAGCCTGGTGGGAACATCAGGCTTTATTTTTTTGCTTTTTTTTTCAATAAGTGCGGAAAAATTACTCCCAAACCTACCTAGTAAGGTAGGAGGAATATTTGTATTCCATGAACTTTGGCATAAATTTATCAGGTCGAATTAGTTTGTCTGATAACTTGACTTATTTTCCCTTTAGAGTGATATATAGTGTGCCATTACATAGGAAGGAGAGTAAATGTCCGTAAAAAAGATTAGAGTCAATAAACAAAAACACAAGCAGAGGATCTGTGCCTACATTCGAGTTTCGACGACTAATGGAAGTCAGTTAGAATCGTTAGAAAATCAGAAACATTATTTTGAAAACCTGTATTCCAATAGAGACGATATTGATTTTGTAGGTGTTTATCATGACAGAGGTATATCTGGTTCTAAGGATAATCGTCCAAATTTTCAAGCCATGATTGAAAATTGTCGTAAAGGTATGATTGATATTATTCATACCAAGTCAATTGCTCGATTTGCTAGAAACACGGTTACAGTTCTTGAAATTAGTCGTGAACTGAAGGCAATAGGAGTAGACATTTTCTTTGAGGAACAAAACATTCATACCCTTTCTAGTGAAGGGGAAGTGATGCTTTCAGTATTAGCTAGTATTGCTGAGGACGAGTTGAGGAGTATGAGTGGCAATCAACGTTGGGCATTTCAAAAGAAGTTTCAACGAGGAGAGCTAGTCATTAACACCAAGCGATTCTTAGGATATGATATAGACGAGAATGGTGAGTTGATTATCAATCCAGAAGAAGCTTTGATAGTCAGAAAAATATTTGCACTTTACCTTGAAGGGTATGGTACTCATCGTATTGCCAAACTGTTAAATGAAAAGGGAGTTGCGACGGTTACAGGTGCTAAATGGCATGACACCACAATCCGTCAAATGTTAAGCAATGAAAAATACAACGGTTCGGTCTTATTGCAGAAGTATTTTCACGATGGTGTGAATGGTCCTAAAAAATTGAATCAGGGGGAACTCGAACAATACCTGATAGAGGATAATCATGAAGCTATTATTTCAATGGAAGATTGGCAAGCAGTCCAGGTAAAACTAAACAGTAGAAGATGGCAACAAGGTAGAAACAAAACCTATAAATTTACGGGGTTATTAAAGTGTCAGCATTGTGGTTCGACTCTAAAGAGACAAGTTTCTTACAAGAAAAAAATTGTTTGGTGCTGTTCCAAATACATTAAGGAAGGAAAAGCAGCTTGTCAAGGGATGCGTGTGCCAGAAGTAGACATTTCAAATTGGGAGATAACCTCACCAATTACAGTATTAGAAAGGGATAGAAATGGGGAAAAGTATTACAGTTATTCCGGCCAAGAAAGTGCAGACCAGCGTTCTTCATCAGGTCAGGAAGAAAATCAAGGTAGCCGCATATTGTCGAGTGTCCACCGACCAAGAAGAACAGCTATCAAGTTATGAAAACCAAGTTAATTATTACAGAGAGTTTATCTCCAAACACGAGGACTATGAGTTAGTTGACATCTATGCGGATGAGGGCATCTCAGCAACCAATACAAAAAAACGTGATGCATTTAACCGCTTGATACAAGATTGTAGGGCTGGTAAGGTGGATAGGATTTTGGTCAAGTCAATCAGTCGATTTGCCAGAAACACCCTTGACTGCATTAAGTACGTCCGAGAGTTGAAAGAACTTGGTGTTGGTGTGACTTTTGAGAAAGAGAATATTGACAGCCTGGATTCCAAAGGTGAAGTTCTCCTTACAATCCTTTCTTCCTTAGCACAGGATGAGTCACGCTCTATCTCAGAGAATGCGACGTGGGGAATTCGTAAGAAGTTTGAACGTGGGGAAGTTCGGGTGAATACCACAAAGTTCATGGGTTATGACAAGGATGAGAATGGTAGGCTTATCATTAACCCTCAGCAAGCTGAAACTGTAAAATACATATACGAGAAATTCTTAGAGGGGTATAGTCCTGAATCCATTGCTAAGTATTTGAATGACAATGAAATACCTGGTTGGACGGGAAAGGCAAATTGGTATCCAAGCGCAATACAGAAAATGCTTCAAAATGAAAAGTATAAGGGTGATGCCTTATTACAAAAGACTTTTACAGTTGATTTTTTGACTAAGAAACGGATTGCCAATGATGGTCAAGTTAACCAATACTATGTAGAAAATAGCCATGAAGCTATTATTGACAAAGACACTTGGGAATTAGTACAGTTGGAATTGGCAAGGAGGAAAGCCTACCGAGAGGAGCATCAGCTCAAGTCCTATATCATGCAAAATGACGATAACCCTTTTACAACTAAGGTGTTCTGTAAAGAATGTGGTTCAGCCTTTGGTCGAAAGAACTGGACCACCAGTCGAGGTAAACGCAAGGTTTGGCAATGTAACAATCGATATAGGGTCAAAGGACAGATTGGCTGTCAGAATAACCATATTGATGAAGAAACGTTAGAGAAAGCCGTAGTAATGGCTGTAGAACTATTGAGTGAGAACGTGGATCTGTTGCATGGGAAGTGGAATAAGATTCTAGAAGAAAATCGTCCGCTAGAAAAGCATTATAGTACAAAGTTGGCTGAAGTGATAAACAAGCCATCCTGGGAATTCGATTCGTATGAGATGTGTCAGGTATTGGACAGTATTACAATTTCAGAAGATGGGCAGATAACAGTTCGATTTCATGAGGGAACCGAGGTAGACTTGTAAGTGACTGTGACCGAAAGGTTGCAGTTTTTTGCGTTGTTTCGTGGTATAATGAAATTGTTCTAATAATTACATTATTAATGATAGTTAAATAGAGTTATAAATAAGAAAGGAATATTGCAAATGATAAGCAATTCAAAAACATTGTTTCAAAAAACAAAATACAATGATTATGATAATATAGATATGTTGCTATCACAATTCAATTACGATAATTGTCCGGAAGCTGAGTTAAAAATTGAATTTGAAGAAAGGTTGCTTCGAGCAAAACAAACTTCAGTTAAAAAACCAATTTTTATTCCAAATGGATACGAAAAGTTTAAAAAAAAATTAGTTTTGAACGATGAGATAGTGTTAGAAAAAGGTTTTAGTTTTTATCATCATTGCGAGGATGATATTGTAAAATTCGCTTTAGAGAATAGAGAGAATGGTAATATTGATTTGAGGGAGGACGAGTTGCGTGATAAGATTCAGAGGGCAGGCCTCATGGCTAGTCGGTACGACTACCTAGCGTCTTTGGTTTGGTGGAGGAGCTAAATATGCGTAAAGAGAGGTTACTATCGGCAACCTTTGAGCAATCAAAAAAGGTTGTTAGTAAGAAGATACTAACAGAAGAAGGTGCACAGGTTGGCGTATTATCTTCTATGAAGCTATCTCAAAGGTTTTCTGGGCTAGTCATTTTATTACTTTTTATTATGTCATATGGAGTAGGAGTATATCTACCAGAAAGTCTCTTAACCTCAACAGAGAAAATTAGATACATATCAACCTCTACTGCCCAATCAATTGTCACTATTGGAACAATCTTTAGAATCCCGCTATTGGCACTGATGTATTGCTCAATAGTAATGGTTATCATAAATGTTTTTCCAAAAAAAAATTATGCACATCAATTGCTTTATGGAACCATTACTCTTCTTGTTTTTTTAATCACAGTATTTTTGATGCTGTTTCCCTTTACAATCGGTCTCACAGTAGGTGCCTTTGGATGGATTGGTTTTTTACTTCAACTGTTAGTATGTGTATATCTGTGGAAGACTCTAGTAATCTCAAATGTAGAACAGCTTAAAAAACAACTTTATAAGGGGGAACCAGCTAATAAAGACTGGGGAGAGAGCCTAATGGCATTTATCAAGAAGTATGGAGGTGTTCTATTACTTCTAGCTATTGTCAATCGTTGGACCTTCAATTTTGGGGAAGCGATCAAAACGCAACCAGACATTTTCAGTTTCTTGTATGGTTGGGCTTTCTTATTAGTTGCGGCTCTCATGATTTTTACTACGGGCATGACCCTGAAAAATTTTGTAGCTGCATTTTACTTTTTCAAGTACCAAAAAGAATATCGCCAGTTCTTTAAAGTCTCAAACGAGCAATGGTATGGTAAATGGCGTGCAAAAAAGATGAATAAAAATAAATAATAGGAGTAAAATAATGACTAAAGAATTATTACCATTAGGAAGTGTGATTTACTTAGAGGAAGCAACAACAAAGTTGATGATTGTAGGAAGAGGTCCTATTTTTGAATCAGATGGGGAGAATGTGTATAGTGATTATGTAGGAGTAATTTATCCAGAAGGGATCAATCCAGAAGATGCCATTTTCTTCAACCACGAAAATATTGAAAAGGTTGTATTTGAAGGCTATAAAGATGATGAAGAAAAACGCTTTATGGAAGTGTATGAAAGTTGGGAATCTGAGTTAGAAGTTAAGAAAGTAATAATGTAGGCAAAAGTACTAAAGTTAAATATTCTTATGATCAATCTAAATTCTGACAAATTGACACCATAATCTATCTTTCTTCAGTGGTATGAAGAGGTTAAGGCGAAAGTAGAAGGGAGCAAATAATTTTTAGCCTGACATTTTTAGAGAGATGGATACTCACAGCTTTGTTGAGTAAAAATTAATTTTCTATACTGAAAAGCACTTGAAGAAACTAATACTTCAAGTGCTTTTATTATTCAATAGGCATAAAGTTTCCAACTATCTTACCAACAATCCTTGGCTCATCTTTCGCTGGGGCGAATTTGTCTGGGTACTATCTATTGATGGAGACGAGGCGGAAGCCATTATTCTCAAGATAAACTTTCTTTATGTAGAGTTGTTCATTCCATGCTACCGCATAAACTGCCCCGTCATAGTCGAATCCTCCTTCACGGATTAAGGCAACTTCTCCATCTTGGTAGACAGGTTCCATTGAATGACTTGTGATCCAAGTCGCCACATCGTAGAGGTAGTCCTTGTTGGTAAAAACTTCCCAGGACTCATACTCATCGTAGAAGCTGGAACCGTGTCCTGCTGAGAGGACGATATTATCAAGACCTTGTACACTGAAGAGTGGCACAACTTTATGTTGACTTTGTTGAGCTGTTTGTAGAAGGTCAGGTGTGGCAATGTAACAACGGCTATCGCATTAAGGGGGTGGAAGGGTGTAACAGTAGACATTTGGATGAGGCGACACTTGAGCAGATTTTCATAACGGCGTTAGAGCTATTAAGCAAGAACATTGATTTGCTTGATGGCAAGTGGGAGAAAAATCTTGACAGAGAATCGCCTGCTTGAAAAACACTTCAGTATGACATTGAGTGACCTGCTTAAGCAGGAGCAGATAGACTTCAATTACTCTGACATGTGCCGAGTGCTAGACCCTATCAGTATAGGGCTTGCAGGAGATATAACCGTTCGCTTCCTGGAAGGCACTGAGGTAGATTTATAACATAGTAGAAAGGCTGTAACGATAATGGGAAACCATTGTGGTTACAGTTTTTTTTGCGTTTTTGTGGTATAATTTAGTTCGTGAAAGAATATCGTTTGTTGCATAAAAAATAGCAATAATTTATAAGGAAGTAATAAGGTATGAAAAATAATAAATTATTAATTTTTATAACGGATATTGAAGTTATAGAGAGAATTAGTAGTATTATCATGGAATTTCTTCTCTTCTTAATCAATATAAAATCAGAAAATAATTCTAAGTGGACGAATTTTTTCAGTATTCTTCTGATTTTGATGATTTGCTTTACAATCTTTAAACTTTGGAAGCTATGGATTGAAAAAATAAATAATGTGTTTACAAGTTCGGATGAAGTCAAGGAGTACATGAGGAAGTGGATTAATAAGCCTGGCCAAACAGTTATTGTAACTCGAGATATGTCCTGGATAGCAACAGGTGATGAAATATATAATATTTTGTTGGATAAGGCTGAGAAAAAAGAGCTAACTATAGTGTTGGAAGAAACAAGAGAATCTATAAATAACCTTAAAAATTCAGGAGCTAAGGTCTTGGAATATAAAAAATTAGGTTTTACACCAAAAACACGATTCACATTTATTCATTATGGTACAAGTAATCCTAAAGTTGCAATTGGTTATCCAGATGGAGATACGCATAGAATTAAAGAATTTGAAAAAAGTGGAACTATAGAATATTCCTTAGCTGAAGATTTATTGAAATTGCTGGAGAATGTGAGTGTAAAATGA